GCTAGTCCAGAAAACCAACCAGTCTATTTACACGCGCACAAATTAATGCGTAAACACTGGCAAGATATGCCACGTGTAGATGATATAGATGGTGATAAATGGGAGCAAGTATCTAATCATGTTAATGATAACTATTACTTCATTGACATGGATAAATACAACCTTGAAGCTGTACTACGTAAGGGTGCTGAGCTTGTAAAACGTAAAGGTATTAAATGTTTAGTACTTGATCCGTTTAATAAGATTAGAGATACAAACGCACACTCAGATGATGTAAACCGTTATACTATGGATTACTTAGCTAAAATTGAAGCTTTCTGTAAAAAGTATGACGTATTAACTTTTATTGTAGCACATCCAACTAAAATGTATAAAGGTAATGATGGTAAAATTGAAGAGCCTACAATGTACAATATTAAAGGTGGTGGTGAATGGTACGATGCTAGTTATCACGGTTTATTAGTACACAGAGATTATGAAGCTAAAACTACTAAAGTTAAAGTACTTAAAGTTAAGTTTCAAAACCTCGGTGAAAACGGTGCTGAAGCTTTCTTTACTTGGGAACCACGTTCAGGTAGTTTTGTACCACATGTTGATGCTGTTGCAGAAACAGAGCCAATGCCTTGGGAGTAAATGGCTTGGAATAAATGGAACAAAGCGCCTACTAAAAAACCACCGCCATATACATGGAGCGATGAAGAAATAAAGATGATTGGTTTTGTCATGAACAAAGGAATAAAAATAGCTATGTCACCTGACTGGAACCATAGTTTGCATTACTGGCAAATAGATATTAAAGTTAGAAACAGTAGATGGCATACAGATCCTAAAAGGTACGATGATCATGAAGTCTTTGAAAGTTTAATTAAATATTATAAATACTATTATGATAAATACAATAAATAATAAAGTCTTTAGAACTGCAAATGATGCATACGAGTATTTGTTCGATAGAATAATACAAGATGGTGTAGACTTTGCGGGTACTAAAGCCTTGTTTAATGTTGGGTTTTATATTACAGACTCACAAGATAACAAGATAATAAATAAAGAACGTAATTGGAAAGAAGATTATGCCGAAGCTGAATGGCAATGGTATTTAACCGGTGTGCCAAACATTAAAATGTTAGGCGAAATATATGGTAAGATACCACAAATATGGAGGCGTATGGCTAATGACGAAGGTTATGTTAACTCTAACTATGGTTATCAATGGGAGCGTAATGATCAAATAGACTACGTTGTTGATTTGTTAAAACATAGACCTGACACTAGACAAGCTTGTATATCTATATACGATGGTAAAGAATACGATAAATATGAGAAAGATACGCCGTGTACTTACGCTGTGCAATTTACAATTGTACACGATAGACTTGATATGTGTGTGACAATGCGTAGTAATGATTTATGGTTTGGTTTTTGTAACGACCAATATTGTTTTTCTAAGCTGCAAAAGATGGTCTCTGATAAATTAAATATTGAACCGGGTGTATATTATCATTTTGCGCATAATATGCATCTATATAACGATAAAATATGATGTATTATTTATACCATATACCGGGTGAAAAAATAGGTGTAACAACAAACCTTGAAGAAAGAGTTGAACGTCAACAAGGTTGTTACCCACACGAGTATGAAGTAATAATGTCTACTACAGATATAGATTTAATATCTGAAAAAGAAAGACAATTACAAAAAGCTTTTGGGTACAGAGTAGATGAAAAACTATATAGTAAATTAAAATGTAATAAAATGAAAATTAATGTAACAGAAATGACTACGACTTTTCCATGTCCAATAGTCAAGTTAAAAGGCAGGCTTATGGATAATATAGGTATGTCATGGGAAACAGAATATGGTAAATGTTCAATAACTAGAAAGTCTATTGAATGGATAATGCAAAATGTTAAATCATCACAATACACTAATGATAGATGTTATGTATATAATAGAGCTTTTGCTAGATGGTTTGATAATAATGATGCTTATATGTTAGACAATGCTAAGCAAATGAACGAAGTTGAACAAAGAACTAACGGTACTTTAACTGGTGGCTTAGCACCTACAGGTGTTAGACAACAAATATACTGTGATGATAGTTGTTCTGAAGTGACTATGTTTGAGCTAATAAGGATGTGGGCTGATAATAGAGGTTTATATGATAAAGGCGATCCTAAAACACAATATATAAAGTTAATGGAAGAAACTGGCGAGATCGGTAGAGCTATATTAAAACAAGATACTGATGGTATTATCGATGGTATCGGTGATGCTGTTGTTGTGTTAACAAATCTTGCCGAGCTAGTTGGCGTACCTATTGAAGAGTGTATTGAAGCTGCTTATAACGAAATAAAAAACAGAACAGGTAAAATGATTAACGGAACATTTAAAAAAGATTAATTATGTCAAGTAGAGAAATATATGATGCCAAAAACGGTATAGCTATAAGAAAGTCTTATGGTTTTAGAGATGAAGTTGTTAAACGTGTTGTTGATAAGTTTGTTGATAGGTCTAATATTGGCTATGAAAAGTATGGCCAAACTTTACATGATGAAAGAACATCTAAAGTTAAAAACCTAGCAGACTATTTAAACGATATACAAGAAGAGCTTATGGATGCTATATTGTATATTCAAACAGCTAGAGAAGAGCTCGATGAAAAAAAGATATAAACGTAAACGTGGTCCTGTCAGAGCTAAAAAAGTTAGCTTTGATGGGATTACATTTGCAAGCGGTTTAGAACGTTATATGTATCAAGTTTTAAAGAAAAACAAAATACACGCGGTGTATGAAGGTGCTACGTTTGTTTTACAAGAAGGTTTTATGTTTAATAATGAAAGCTTTGAAAGACAAAGTAACGGTAAAGGTGATATGGTTAATAGAGGCAGTAAAAAAATATTAAATATAAAATATACACCTGACTTTGTATCTGACTCATTTATAATAGAGTGTAAAGGTAGAGCAAACGAAAGTTTTCCAATACGTTGGAAAATGTTTAAAAAGTATGTAAAACAAAACTTGCCTCATGTAACTTTATATAAACCCCAGAATCAAAAAGAGTGTGATAAAGTAATAGAATTAATAAATGAAAGAAATAAATAACAAGATACTGTCGGATATAACAGTGCATATGAAGTATGCTAAATATATACCAGAGTTACAACGTAGAGAAACTTGGGAAGAGCTAGTTGATAGAAATAAAGCTATGCATATACGTAAATACCCAAGTTTAAAAAATGATATAGAAACTTATTATAAATATGTATATGAAAAGAAAGTCCTCCCATCAATGCGATCGTTGCAATTCGGTGGCAAGCCTATTGAAATTAGTCCTAATAGACTTTATAATTGTGCCTATTTGCCTGTTGACCATATTGATGCTTTTAGTGAAGTTATGTTTTTATTGTTATCAGGTTGTGGTGTAGGTTATTCAGTGCAATTACATAACATTAAAAAATTACCAGAAATAATTAAACCACATGTAGTTAGAAAACGTAGGTTTGTTATTGGTGATAGTATTGAAGGTTGGTCTGACGCTATTAAAGTATTAATTAAATCTTATATGGGTGGCAAACGTTCATCTAAAATAAAGTTTGATTACTCAGATATAAGACCTAAAGGTGCTAGGCTAGTAACGTCTGGTGGTAAAGCGCCAGGACCTCAACCATTAAGAGAGTGTTTAGTAAAAATTAAAGGTATATTAGATGCAAAACAAGACGGAGAAAAACTTAAAAGTATTGAAGTACACGATATTGTTTGTCATATCGCCGATGCTGTGTTAGCTGGTGGTATACGTAGAGCAGCGCTTATATCTTTGTTTTCAGCTTATGATGAAGAGATGATAGCTTGTAAGTCAGGTCAATGGTGGGAAACAGATCCACAAAGAGGTAGAGCTAATAACTCAGCGGTACTTATGAGACATAAAATAACTAAAGAGTTTTTTATGGACTTATGGAAACGTATAGAACTATCTGGCTCTGGTGAACCTGGTATATATTTTAATAACGATAAAGACTGGGGTACTAATCCATGTTGTGAGATAGCATTAAGACCTTTTCAGTTTTGTAACTTATGTGAAGTAAACGTATCTGATGTAGACACGCAAGAGGAATTAAACGATAGAGTTGCCGCTGCTGCTTTTATAGGTACGTTACAAGCTGGTTACACAGAGTTTCATTATCTTAGAGAAGTTTGGCAAGAGACTACAGAACGCGATGCTTTGTTAGGTGTATCAATGACTGGTATTGGTAGCGGTAAGGTTATGAGTTTAGATTTAAATCAAGCTGCTGATCATGTTAAAATAATGAATAGAATAACAGCTAAGACTATTGGTATTAATCCTGCAGCTCGTACGACGTGTGTTAAGCCTGCAGGGACGACATCTCTGGTACTCGGTACGTCTTCGGGTATTCACGCATGGCATAACAAATATTATATCCGTAGGATGCGCGTAGGTAAAAACGAAGCAATATACAATTACTTAGCTATAAATCATCCAGAATTAGTACAAGATGAATATTTTAGACCTCATGACACTGCTGTTATAGAGATACCACAAGCAGCGCCTAAAGGTTCTATCGTAAGAACAGAGTCTGCCTTTGATTTACTAGAACGTGTTAAAAAAGTAGCTACAGACTGGGTTGCTACAGGTCATAAGTCTGGTAGTAATACACATAACGTGTCAGCTACAATTAGTTTGAAAGATAAAGAGTGGGAAAAAGCTGGTGAGTGGATGTGGGAAAACAGAAACAGTTATAATGGTTTATCTGTCTTGCCTTATGATGGCGGTACATATACTCAAGCTCCATTTGAAGATATAAATAAAACTAAGTATGATGAAATGACAAAACTACTTCAAGATATAGACTTAACTAAAGTAGTGGAGTTAAATGATAATACAGATCTATCAGGCGAACTGGCTTGTGCCGGTGGATCTTGTGAAGTAACAAGCCTATAACTTAAATTAAATTAAATGTATTCAGAAAACAATGTAATTAAAACAATGATGGCAATGGGAAAAGTTTTTGAAGGCTGTGAAGTTGAAGCTGAAAAGTTTGTAGAAGGTAACAACTCGGCAGGTACAAGACTTAGAAAAGCTATGCAACAAATAAAAAATATGGCTCAAGATGTAAGAGTCGAAGTGCAACGGCAAAAAAATTCTGTTACTATATAATAAAAGGGGCGTTAGCCCCTTTTTTTTACTTCATCTCTTCGTGAATATATTTTGTCCTACCATTAACTTTTTTAGCTATAGTTAACTTTTTCCTATTTGGTCTATGCGACACCCAACTAATGTGTAGCCAATTAGGATTTTTATCATCACCAAACTCCCATATCATTTGATCAAAATCTAAATTATCTTTAATATAATAATACATTTCAGCATTTGTTTTATGTCTAAATGTATCATCAATATCTATAGCTTGACCTTTCATGTGTTGTGATTTTCTACTACCACCTATAGCTGTGTTTACAGGTTCACCTCTAAAAAAACTATTAATTTTTATAGGTCCACCTACCCACTCACGTAGTGGCTCAAACAAATTTTCAGCAACTTCTTTCATACATTTTAATTGCTCTTCGTTTGGCGTGTTATCTAAATCTCTTCTTTCACCAGTTCTACTATAAGTTCCTTCATGCCAACTTATATGTTTACTTATATTTTCCATAATTTTATTTTATTAATACATCTACAGGTGTAGCTGCATCTAGTTTTATTCTTAGTGAATCGTCAGTAGTGTTAGTAGATTTAAATTCTATTTTAGTCATATCTATAATAATTCTGTTTCCAACATCTACTTGATGGTTTTTAATTATATAATAATTATTATCACAGTTATTTATAAATAAATCTACGTTTACATTACTACTAGCAGATACATTAGCAATATTAATACTAGTAGGAAAAACGTTGTCACCTGCTGATATTAAGTCTTGCGTAATTGCTGTTGTTATATTTTTTCTACTAGTATAAGCCACTTATTAAGATCTTTTCCAGTAACCAAACTCTACTATTACATGTGCTCCACTAACAGATGTGTCTGGATTTTTTGATACTTTTAAACCACCAGCTTCTGTTCCACCATCAGTTCCATCTGCTGGATTTAAAGGAAAAAAAGCAAACTCGCCTGGTTGTAATTTTATAATATCAGATCCAGCTTCACCGTCAGCGTTAGACAATGTAATGAAATCAGCACTAGCGTGAGAAGAAGATGTTCCGTTACTAGCTAATAAACCTGTGTGTTTTACATACACAAAATATGTATCAGTTAATAAATCAGCTAATATTACTCCTTCTCCGTTACCAATATTGTCGTTTGTTGCCATACGAGATATATCAGACATTGGTGCTTGTATAGTTAATGAATTAGTTACTGAAAGATTTATTGTTTGATTTTCAAACGCATCAGTACTGTTTAAAGTTAATGTAGGTGTTAATGTTGCCATTTTTTATATATTTTTATTTGTTTATAATTAAGCAGCAGTTGCTTGGAATATTCTTACTTCTAATACAGGCGATCCCGTAGCAGCAGCTGAAGCTAAGTCTACAGTTGATGCCCAAGGAAAGAAAGCAAACTCTCCTGCACCTAAAGTCATATACTCAGGTGTACCAAATGTAAGAGTTTGGTTAGTAAGTGATCCGCCAGTTGTTGAATCAGATAACTCAAATGTAGTTGCATTTGTAATAGAGCTTACTGTAGCTCCTACTGGTATACCAGTACCACTTACTGACATACCTTGAGTAAGTAAAGCTGTACTATCCATTGTTATTGTTGGATCGTTATTATAATCACAAGTAGAATCTACAGCTACCTCTTCTATTGTTATTATTTCGTTAGCCGTTGTGCTAAGATTTTTTATATACACGTATGATTTAGTGTAGTTTGCAGCAGCAGCAAATATCGTTGATGTAGTAGATGCTACTATTTGAAATGAAAACGCTTGACCTACAACGTCTAATGAATCAGTAACAGAAAGATTAAAATCTTCTCCATTAATTAAGTCGGTGCTTGTAAGCGTAAGTGTTGGTGTTAATGTCGCCATAATTTTTTATTTATTTATTTATTATCTAATTATATAGTTGATTCCTAGTTTAAAATCATACCATTCTTTGTTCCAATATTTATTGTATTTACCTTCTGTAAATATACCTAATCTTTTGTTTATCTTTTGTCCAAATATTAAACCACCCGAATAATCTAACCACTGGCCGTCAATATAGTTGTGATAACTAAACTCGTTTTTATCGTTGTAATGATAAGGCATTAAGTTAGCCCAAGTATGTACCCAAAAGTTTTTATTATAGTAATAATAGTCTAAACCTACTACTAACGAGTGTTGTAATCTATTTTGTAATTCGTTACGTTTCTTTTCAACATAGTTAGCTAGTACTTCTGGTATCACTATTTGCTCCCATACATCTGATGAATAAGCTACTACATCACCATCTGGATTATAATACATATCATGGTATACGTCTACGTTATAACCTTCTTGTAAAGCTAAATAAGTATAGTGTATATTGCCATTATCAAGTCTCCATATATCAAGCGGATCGTAACCGTACGGCTCAGATAATCTTTGCACGGCTCCTACATTAAAACTTATTTTACCAAGATTATATCTATATCTTTGTGACGTTTCAAAATATTCAACATCAGCAAAACCATCTTTTAAATACTCTGCTTTAGCTATCCAGTCGTTAGCTACGTATCTTATAAAATGATGTTGGTCTAAATACTCTACACCTTCTTGTCGCTTATAATCTACTTGAAATAAAAACTCTGTACCGTTTCTTTTACCTATTGTAGCAGCATCACTATAATTAGACTCGGTACCATCATAAAATGTATTAGCTCTGTTCTCATAACCAAATCTAGCTATTTTACGTATACCTAATATTAAATTATAATCATAAGGTGTTTTTACTGTTTCAATACCTAAACCATCTGTAACGCTATAAGTTTCTACATCTGATATAGAAGTACCACCGTTTACAGCCGCATAAAACGTAGAAAACTTAAATGTTTTCTTTATATCTATTTGCGAATAACTAAATAGAGGTAGTAATAATAATACTAATAGTTTTTTCATTTTATAAATTTCTTTTCAACT